CCCGGTGTTGCAGTCCCCGGTGTTCCTGTTCCCGGTGTTGCAGTCCCCGGTGTTGCAGTCCCCGGTGTTCCTGTTCCCGGTGTTGCAGTCCCCGGTGTTGCAGCGACCCGTGCAATTCTTTCCAATATTGACGATTCGCAACACTTCATCCCACGGGATTTCACGCACGATTTCCAGTTTGTCAGTACATGACTTGTCACCGTCTGTTCTTACCTCACCATAGGCAATGACTTCTGCAACCTTGTTTTCACTGTTGAAACTGTAATAATTGAAGCAGTCGGCAGCAGTCTGACAGAAGTGCATACCGTGACCGCAAACATCAAGTTCCCCTTCTTCCTCAAATTTTCCGGGGCAAGCGTACTGTTTAGTGTTGCCGTTAGGTGAACAAGTCCAATCAGGTCTGAACACTTTGAACCCATGCACCACATTCTGAACGGTATTGTTATTTTCCATTTTCCTATTCCTCACTTTCTAAAAATGCAACAGCCTTGTCATAGTTGCGTTCTATCATTTTAAGTTCATCTTTTCCACGTTCTTCTGAATCACATACTGAACGGTAAATTTCATCATTTCTTAATGCTGTGACCTCATTGGTTATCAGATCAGTGATGACCTGTGGTTCAAGTGCATCCAGTTCCCAAGATTCATTGCCGTATTCATCAATATACTTTGATGCTCTACTGTCAGTGATCTTTGCCGGGTTAGGTGGTGGGTTATATGTACCAATCTGATTCATGGTCAGTGCTACACGCTTCACATACACATCAGCACCGAACATCTGCAAGCGTTCCTGAATATCCCTTGTCATATCAATACCGCTTGGGTCATGGTCACCTAAGTGAATAATCACCCTGTTATCACGGTAATCTTGACTAATGAAACGCTGTGCTGCTGACCACATTTCTGACTGTGAAGTGTAACCCCTACATGAAAAATATGGTGTGTCAAGTGGTCTGCAAGCCTGTCCCACGATATCAACTAAGGCATCCTTTTCAACCCACACTTCAACGTAGTTCGGTTGACCGTCCCACTTGTTCAGCAGATAACTGTATCTTGCAGATGCGATCACATCAGCCGGATTGTCCCAGTGACTATTGCTTCTAAGGTTGCGGGTTCTGTCTGTGATGCTATGCCAGTCAATCAACCCGGCAAGTCTACCGTCATTGATAAGATTTCCAATGTTCTTATAACTGCGTTCATTGTTGGGGATGTATCCACGGGCAACTAACTGATAATATGCCTGTCTAAGTGTCAGTTCATATCCCTGTGCCTGATATTCTTCAACCACCTGATTCACAAGGTTTATCAGTTCAAGACTTTTCTGCTGAAACTTAATGCTTTTATACTCAATCTTTGGCATCAGATCACCCCTTCAATTTCTGCAAAACGCTTTGCATTGATGAAATATGACCAACGGTGTTCACTGGTATGAATCGCATACCCCCAAGGGAAAACGCCCTGTTGTAACCCAAGTGCTATTGTGTTGGTGTGTTTGTGCATCAACTTAGCAACTTCATGTACCGTCAAGGTTGGGATGCCATCTTCACACTTGGAAGGTTTGAATGTCACCGGGGTTTCTTCCTGTTCAAAATAGTCAGGGGTAAGTCCAAGTGATACTGCAATATCACTTTGAACCTGTTCTGACGGTGTGGTCTTGTCATTCAGGTACATACTGATTGACCCCTTACTTTTCCCGGTCAATCCAACAACCTGTGCCTGATTGATTCCTAACTGCCGCATAGCCTGTTTCAACTTTTCGCTGAATTTCATAATTTATCACCTATCCTTTCTTTAATGTGGATTGTCAATCCACATTTTAGGTAAAAAAAATCTCCATAACTTCATCATCTGTCAAATGAAGAAGTTCTTTCAAGATCATTACCTCACTTGCTTTGAACTCTGTTTCATTGTTGAGTTTTTTCAAAAACGCCTGATAAGAAACCCCAACCTGTTTAGCAATGTAAACCAATTTGAAACCACAAGCATCAATTTTTTCTCTTAATAAATTACCTTTAATCATCTTATTTTTCACCTTCCTTTTCATCATCAGGGAACGCATTGTTGTTGTACTGTTTCCTGATCGTTATTCTAACAACCCCTGATTCCAACTGTTCAAATGATGTTTCCTTGAACTTCTGCGGTTTGCCTTTTTTCAGGCTTTCCATATACGCAAGGTATTCAAGTTTAGTTGGAAATTCAAGAATCTGTTCAATCCATGCTGCAACTATTTTCTTCATTTCATCACCTTCTTTCTAACATGAACCACCGTCAGCACCATGAAATGCACCAACAGGATAATTCCAATCATTTGTGTATATGTCATCTGTGTTGAACTCACCAGTAAGTATTGAATGTATTGCTGCTTTATCCTTCCAACACACGCAAGACTGTGTATCACCGATAAATTCATCAAGGTTCTTTTTGTTATCAAGGGTGAATCCAAGAACTTCTTCATCATGCCTTAACGCTGCATAATCATCAGGAAAAAGTTCTTTTACCCCGGCAAATAAACGGGGTGTTGAAAATATGCACATCATACAACTGCATCTGTTCCAACCTATCCTGTAACATGGGTGTGGGTTTATATGATGCCGTTTCAGCAGTTCCCACACATCCTTTTCAGAATAATCAATGCAGCACCGCCATTGATGAACAATTCTGTGTGCCTTGGCTTCTGCATTGGTGCGGTGTATTTCCATTTCATTGTACTTTGACCGCCCGGCTGATTCACCACGGCGTTCACCTGACACAATCAGTATTTTCTTATCATGCTTGGTTTCTTCAAGGTTTGCCGTCACACTGTCTTGGACTGCTGCCTTTAAGTTACCGCTGCACCACCGCCCTGAATGTGTACCGCCTTTTGCCGGGAACTTGTGTCTTTTTCCACCAAGTTCTTCAAGTTCACCCAGTCGGTCAAGATTACTGACAACGGTATCTGCAACACATATTTTCAAATAAGCGGAACACCAACGCCTTGACAGGTCACCGGTCTTTGCCGGAAACTTCATTCTGTAACCATACTGTTTCAGAAGTTCTTCCATTTCTTCTGTTGCCTGTTCTTTCAGTTCCTTACATTTCAGGTAATTACTTGACAATTTGCACTGTCTGACTTCCCCAGTATCAGGGTCAATCCATTCAATCGGTTCTGATGCACCTATGCGGTACAATTCACCAAAGAAACCGTTCACCCTGTAAGAAACCCTTAACTTGATACCCTCTGCATCTGCAAGTGCTTTTACATAGTTTTGGGTACATTTCCAGTCCATACGCCTTGAAGGATGCCCGCCGTCAATATCGTGATGCCAAAACTCTATTCTTTCCTTTGGTACACCAAGTTCAAGAAGTTTTAGGTAACAAGCAACTGAATCCTTACCGCCGGAAATCAAAACGACTATCAGATCATATTCTTCAAGTGGTAAAAGTTCCGGCAAATAGATTTTCTTGAAATGCTCTGAATCAGTTCTACCGTCAACCCTTGGTTTCAATTTGATGCCCTTGCCATATATCGGTGCATCAGGAACACCTAATCTGACGGGCGTTTCCTTGGTGCAATCCGCATCTTTTATGAAATCAATCATTGCCTTTATCCTTTCCCAGTTCCTTCAAAAAGTTGTCTATTGTCAGCACACCTTATTGCATCAGGGGTGTCTTTCCTTTATCAGATTTCACATTAAAATCTGAAAACCTGTTACACATCATTGAACTTTTTGAACGGTGCTGTTCAAACCGCCGGGGTTTCACATTAAAACCACCAAAACCTGTTGACCGACACACAATAGACAATTTTTTGAAAGAACTGAAATCCTATTCCTTGGTTCTTTTCCCCGGAACTACTGCAACAGTTCTTTTTGAAATCGTCAGGAAGTCGGGGAACTTCCTGACCTGTGAAACAAAGTGCTGTGTCATCTCGTGCGGTTGATTCTTCCACTTAACGGTTTCTTGTTTTAGGGGTAAAGTGCCGATTGGTTCAGCCTGTCCGCTTTCTTCAAATAGTGCGGTACACTGTGCTTTCTTGCCCTACCGTTCCTGTTTTCTTCAACTACTTTGACGGGTCATGTTTATTCTTCACACGCTCTATCTGCTATCCGGCAGCCTGACCACCATGTCACTTGCGTGTAGCCCTATCGCTTCACCCGTGTCCTTCCTACTTGCTTTGTTTCTTGTGGATTGTCCGTCCACATTTCATACTATAAACCTCTGTGGATTAAATGTCAACTATTTTTTATAAAAAACTTAAAAAAAGTTGATTTTCAATCCCCAACATAGTAAAATTACATATAGAAAGGGGGTGACAGTTGTGGTAGATAAAAAGAAAGATTTTCTGAAAATTCTTGGTAATAACATAAAAAAATACCGGGACGATAAAGGACTTTCTCAAGAAGCACTTGCCAACCTTTGCGGGTGGAATACGGACAACGCACGGTCTACTATTTCAAAGATTGAAAAAGGGACTAACGATGTCCCTACATCCAAGTTAAAGATCATAGCAGAAAAACTTGGTGTATCAATTTGTGATCTAATGGATTGTTCAAATATTCAAGAACAGTCTGAATCTGTTGAACTGGTAAAACAAGTTTATGATGAAGAAACCAAATTTGTGATTTCTTCATTTATTAAACTGGATGCAGTTGACAGAATTAAAGTCATTGAACGAATTAACACATTACTGGATAATGAAAAATATTCTGTCAAAAAAGAATCATCAGGAAGTCAAACGGCATAATATGGGTTGACTTTTCCAAAAGGTAACTGTTGGTAACGGGTAACTGTTGTTTTTCTATACTCTATATTTTACTTTTTTATTTTTTACATTAGAATTAGTACATAATCAAAATATAAGAAAATCAATTATCAACAGTTACTAACCGTTACCCTATTGATAATACTGCATTTATAACAGATACTTAAACCGTTACCAACAGTTACAACGGTTACTGAATGAAAGGAAGGTAAAAATGTTTGGAAAAAAGAAAGAATCAGGAATACCAGTAGGACATTATGAAGGAATTGAAGGGTTTGCGACTGATTACCCTTGCAGAATTGAAGTAAAAGGTGATGTGTTTGAGATCAGAAGAATCAAGCCTGAAACTACCGTCACACTTCCAATGAACAGAATCAAGTCATTTTCAGCAATGGAAGAAGAAAAGTTCATGTTAAAATATCACGGTCAGGCAAAAAACACATCAAAATTAAAAGGTGCAAAGAAGTATTACTTGGTTGTGGAATATGACAAAGGTATGCTTGCCTTTTGGGGAACAGCAATGGAATATGGAAAGTTTCTTGATTTACAGAATAAAGGTGTTGTAGCACCTTCACACATTGAATTATAACTGAACAAAAATGAACCCCAACCGTTGCAGCGGTCAGGGTTCTTATAACTCTATACCAAGGAATAGGATGATATAGGCTATGCAACCCTAATTATATCATCCATTCCTTGAAATTTCAATCAGGAAGGAATGATATACATGGGAAGAAGAAACCCAAACGGTTACGGATGCGTGACCAAGTTGAAGGGTAACCGTTCACGCCCGTGGCTTGCCAAGGTCACCATATATGACGAACAGGGACACGCAAAACAAACCCCTATCGGTTACGCTGAAACAGAAGAAAAAGCCAACATCCTATTGGCTGAATATAACAACAACCCTTGGGACATTGACCGGGAAAAGGTCACCTTGGTTATACTCTATCAGCGTTGGTCTGAAATCAAGTTACCCAAGTTAGGAAAATCAAATCAGCAGTCCTTGCGTTCAGCGTTCAAGCACTGTTCAAAATACTATGGTGTGAAGTACCGATCACTGAAATCTTATCAGATGCAAGACTGCATTGACAACTGCGGGTGTGGGTATTCAACACAATGGTCAATCAAGAATCTGTTCGGTCACCTTGACCGTTTTGCTTTTGAAATTGACCTGATAGATAAAATGTATTCACAAATTACCACCGCCCCACCAATACCTGATACCACCCGTGAACCGTTCACACCTGAACAGGTTGATGCACTGTGGAAAATAAAAGATGACCCTTGGGTCAATACCGTGCTGATCTACATATATACGGGGTTCAGATTACAGGAATTGTTGGGGATGAAAACTGAACAGGTGAACATCAAGGATTGGTACTTTGAAGGTGGAATCAAGACCGCTGCCGGAAAGTGCCGTATTGTTCCGATACATGACCGCATCAGACCATTTGTGAAAGCACTGGTTGATGAAGGGAACAAGTACCTGTTCACTTATCAGGGCAAAAAGTTCAGTCAGGCAAATTACTATAAGTGTTGGGGTGAGGTCATGGAAAAGATCGGTGCAGACAAGACCCCGCATGAAGCACGGCACACCTTTGAAACCAACCTTGACAACGCAAAAGGCAATAGAAAATGTATTGATATGCTGATGGGTCATAAGTCAAAGGATGTGGGAAACAGGGTGTATAATCACAAGACTATTGAACAGTTACGGGAAACCGTTGCCCTGTTAAAATAATATTTTTTACGCTGAACCAGTAACAAATTAGTAACAAAAAAGACGGGAAATGCCGTAAAATCAAGCATTTCCCGTCTTAAAAAATGTATTATATCATAATCACAGGTGTGATTCCAGACGTTTTGTTACGACTCCGCCGAGAATGCCTATCAGGGCGCCCGCTGCGGTTCCTGCCGCCAGCAAAAACGGCAGATAGTAAAAAACGGCGCTGTTTTCCACGACGAAGGCCGCTACACAAAGCTGGCCGACATTATGGCCGACTCCTCCGATGATACTGATTCCCAATTGGCTGAACCAACCTCTTTTTTTGCAGAAAATCATCAGTGCGAGACTGAGGGCGCCTCCTGCCAGACTGTAAATCATCATCGCCATATTGCCATACGCAAAACCGGTCAGAAGAACAATCCTTGCCAGCGCAATGGCAATGGTTCCTCCTGTTCCTATGAGGTACAGGGATACGATATTCACCAGGTTTGCCAGTCCCAGTTTGACTCCCGGTATTCCGAGGCTGATCGGAACCAGTGTTTCCACATAGCCTAACAGCATGGCCAGTGAGAGCAGAATGCCATAGAGCGCTATCTTCACCGCCTGCCGGTCGCCTTTGCGGGTTTCTCTTTTATAATTCATAGAGGGTGTCCTCTTTTCTCAACCTGCGGCGTCCTGTTACGGGTTGACGCCTGTTTCTCAGAATCCATACGGGTAAAAATCTTTGATGCGGACTTTCACCGATACCATTTTATCGAAATGAAGAAGTTTTGTAAAGCAGAACAATAAAGCACTTTCCCCCAGTAACCGTTCAGCCATGGTGTGTACCGCGGGGTGTTTTCGCTTCTTTTCGCCGTTTCTGTGCATCATTTAGATTTAACTGAGGTTTGGAGGACGCGTCCGGAACGGACCATGTCCGGCGTGGTGAGGGGGCTGGCTGAGTCTTCCGTCCCCGCGGGAGGTTGGTCGTGGAGGGG